TGGCGGCGCAGGCAATATCTACATTTGGTTGCGTAAAAACGGCACTAACGTCGCCAACACCGCCAGCACGGTCGCCATCCAAGGCACCGCAGCGCGTACCGTCGCCGCGTGGAACTTCATCATTCAGTTAGAGCCCACCAATTACGTTGAATTGATGTGGGCGACGGATGACACAAGCGTTAGAATTCTTGCAGCCAGCGCCACAAGCGTTTGGCCCGCGATTCCCTCGGTCATTTGTACCATCACACAGGTCAACAACCTGTAATCCCCACAGGAGCAAGGACAATGCCATTAGACAGCGATGTTTCTAACGCCGACGCACAGTTGCACGTTGAGTTTTACGTCAAGGACGATGGGCCGGGTAAGGGCAAGACTTACTGCCGCATCATGGCTCCCGGCGATAAGACCAACATCATTGACCAGCCTTTCCGCGACGAACACAAGTCACGGTTCCCGCGTCAATGGCTGTACTTTCAGACGCAACAGAGCGATGGCGTGGCCGCAGAAATCGGCACACCGCTGTCAGAGTGGCAAAAGGACGCTCCCGAGGAAATCACCCGCGATCAGATACAAGAGTTGGTGATTCTCAAATTTGTGACGGTAGAGCAGTTGGCTTTAGCGTCAGACGCGCAACTACAGCGCATTGGCATGGGCGGCGTTGGGCTGCGCGAGCGGGCAAGACTGTACTTGAACCGCAAAAACCGCGTTGAAGCAAGCGCCGAATTGGAAGATACCAAGCGTCAGTTGGCCGAATTGCAGGCACAGATGGCGCAGTTATTGGGTGGCGAACCGGCCAAGCGCCGTGGACGACCGCCCAAGGAAACCGTAGCGGAGGCATAGCATGGGCAGCACGATGGTTCAACTCGTCCAGCAAGTGACAAACGAACTGGGCATTCCTACGCCGCAAACGGTGGCGGGAAACGCTAGTCAGGACGTTATTCAGATTCTTGCTCTGATGAACGCTTGCGGTTACGAGTTGCTCCGTCGTGCTGATTGGCGCGAACTGACCCGCCAACACACGTTCTACACGGAAGCCATCACAACGACCGGAACGTGGAACGAAGGGGTTGCCACAATAACGGCGATCCCGACGACCGCAGGGCTGTCTACGCAGTACCAAGTGCAGGGCGTGGGCATCCCCAACGCTACCTACATTACGGCTGTAACAGGCGCTACGTCGGTCACGCTGAACTACGCCCCGACTGCCTCGGTTGTGGGCGGTCAGGTCATTTTCCAGAAAGTGAAGTACGACCTGCCTGCCGATTACGTCAGCACGGTCAACCGCACGCATTGGGATAAGAGCAAGCGTTGGGAAATGCTCGGCCCCGAGTCGCCGCAACAATGGGAATGGCTGCTGTCGGGCTACATCAGCACCGGCCCGCGTATCCGTTGGCGTTTGCTCGGCAAGTATTTCCAGATTTGGCCGGGCATGAACGGTGGGGAATTGCTCGGCTTTGAGTACCGCAGCGCCGCATGGGCAGAGAGCGCCCTTGCTGTGCCGAAAAACAGTTTTACCGCCGACACCGACACTTGCGTATACCCAGATCGCGTCATGGTTCTGGGTACAAAACTGAAGTATTTTGAAGCCAAGGGCTTTGACACGACGGCGCTGTACCGCGATTACCTTGCGGAACTAGAGACAGCCATCGCGCAGGACACGGCGGCGGCCAACCTGTCGTTTGCCCCGCGACCGGGTACGGTGTTGATCGGCTACGACAACATCCCTGACAGCGGCTACGGCACGAGCAGCACCTAATGGCGTCTCCTGTTCGCAGACGGTTAGTCCAACGCACCACGGCTAACGTGGCGTCGTTGCCTGCCCCTGTCGGCGGCTGGAACGCCCGTGACGCGCTGGCAAACATGGCTCCAACGGACGCTGTGTATCTGGAAAATATGTTCCCGAGCGTGTCCAACGTGAATTTGCGCGGTGGATACGTTAAGCACGCCGTTGGACTGCCTGCCGAAGTGCAAACGCTCATGACCTACAACGCTGGGTCAGATGTGCAGTTGTTTGCCATCAGCGACGGCAAGATTTTTGATGTTACGTCAGCAGGCACGGCAGGATCGGCGCTAGTTGCCAGCCTCGCCAACTCGCAATGGGAATACACCAACGTCACTACAGGCGGTGGTCAATTCCTGTATGCCGCAAACGGCGTGGACAAGCCCCTGCTGTACGACGGCACGACTTGGACGCCGATTGATGGCGTGTCTACGCCTGCCATTACGGGCGTTACCACGACCAACCTGATCCAGCCGACCTTGTTTAAGAACCGAATGTGGTTCATTGAAAAAGACACCTTAAAAGCATGGTATTTGCCGGTAGCATCGGTGGGCGGTGCGGCCAACGTGTTAGACCTGTCCAGCGTCATGCACTTGGGCGGCAAGTTGCAGGCAATGGCGACTTGGACAATTGACGCGGGTTACGGCGTTGACGACAACCTTGTGTTTATCTCTGACCAAGGCGAAGTGGCCGTATATCGCGGAACCGACCCCACAAGCGCCTCTACATGGTCACTAATCGGTGTTTGGATCATCGGTGCGCCAATCTCCCGTCGCTGCATGGCGAAATACGGCGGTGATTTGCTGATTTTGACGCTTGACGGGCTGATTCCGTTTGCCTCGGCGCTGCAATCGTCGCGTTTAGACCCCAACATCGCCCTATCGGACAAGATACAGGGCGCATTTGCGGCGGCTGCACGCATTTACAAGGATACGTTTGGCTGGGGACTGCTCTACAACCCGCTCAACAACGCTTTAATCGTTAACGTGCCGGTATCTACCGGCCAGCAGCAGTTTGTGATGAACAACATCACTAAAGCGTGGTGCAATTTCACGGGCTGGAACGCGGCGTGCTGGACGTTAGTAGACAACGAGCCGTTTTTTGGCGGCAATACCTACGTTGCCAAGGCATGGACGGCAGGCGATGGCGGTTATGCCGACGACGGCGAGCCGATCCGCACGAAAGCGCTGCAAGCGTTCAACTACTTTGAGACTCGCGGCGTCATTAAATATTTCACCCGCGCACGACCGAGCATATTTAGCAACGGTCAGCCGAGCGTGGTCATTGGTATCAATACCGACTTCCAAACCGCCGACCAAACGGGGGCGGTGTCGTTCTCGCCCACCGTGGCGGGACTATGGAACGTCGGTTTGTGGGATGTTGCGCTGTGGGGCAGCGATGTGGTCATCACGAATAACCAATCCGGCGTAACCGGCATTGGCTACTCGGGAGCCATTTCGTTCAACAGCAGTAGCAAGAATTTGCAGGTTCAATGGGCATCAACTGACGTTGTGTATCAGATCGGATGGGCTGGAATATAGTCAGCGGCCCCCATGTGGGGCATTGGGTCACGGCCCAAACCAACGGGGGCTATCACGCCGAACGGTCGGAAGCCATTGGACTTGAGAAAGACGGCGAGTTGATCGCCGGGACGGTGTACGAGATGTGGAACGGGCGCTCGGTCGTCTGCCACATCGCGTGGAAGCGCATCAACAAGGCGTATTTGACCGCCGTGTACGATTATGCCTACAACGTCTGCAATGTTGATAAGATAATAGGGCCGATTTCCAGCAACCATACCCGGGCGCTGAAACTGGTCACGAAAATGGGGTTTTCCGAGGAAGCGCGCATCAAGAATGGCGCACCCGACGGAGACATTGTTTTTATGACGCAAACACCAGAACGGTGTCGTTTCTTGGAGTCTAGGTATGGGCAAGAGTTCGCCGAAGCCGCCGCCAACACCTGATTACAATCAGATCGCCATGCTGCAAGGGCAAGCCAACAAAGAGGCTGCCCAGCAATCGGCGTATATGTCCAATCCGAACATATACACGCCGACAGCATCGCAAACTGTAACGTGGAACAAAACCCCGCAGTTCAACCAAGCGGGCTTTGACAAGGCGATGGCCGACTACCAAGCGCAAGTCGCTGGTGGTAACGAATTTGCCGCTGTTCCAACGCAAGAACAATTCACCTCTTACGTTGAACAGCCGACGATTACGCAAGAACTGACCGGCAAAGCCAAAGACATTTTTGCCTCCCAACAGCAAGCAGAACAAGCAATGTCGCTGCTGGGGTTGCGCGAGATTGGCGACCTTAACAAGTTCCTTGACCAAGATTTCCAAGCCCAACTGCCGCAACTTCAGACGGCGTTGGCTAACTACGGCCAAGTTGCCCAAACCCCTGACCTGACTAAATTTGGTCAAGCGGGTGGCGTAGCCGCAGGCGCAGGCGGTGTCGTTGCAGGCGCACCGACGCCCACTAACCTGCAAACTGGATTCACCGCTGACCAAGTGCCGAGACAATTTACCCCGCAGGGTCAAGCAGGCTCTAACGTCAGCGCGTTTGGGATGGCTGACACCTCGGGGTTAAACCAAGGTCAGGCGCAAGGCGGCATCGGCGCTACGGGCGCAATTAGCGGCGCACCAAACCTTGCTGGCATGGGTCAAGCAGGTACAGGCGGGGTGCAAGCCGGTGCGGGTATGCCCGGTCAAGTCAACCTTGGCGCTTACGGCCAAGCGGGCGCAAATGTTAGCCCGACCGGCGTGGCGTATGGCCCTTTTGCTGGTCAATACGGCATGGCAACGGGCGGCCCAAGCGCGTACAACCTTGGGCAACTCAACTTGGCTGGCGTTGGCGGTGTGCAAGGCGCACCCGGCGCGGGTCAGTTTGGCATGGCGCAAGGCGGCCCCGGTGGCGTGCAGTTTGGCGGTCTTGACCTGTCAGGGCTTGGCATGGCGCAGGGTGGCCCGAGCGCGGGCTTATATGGCTTTGCAGGCGCTGGCCCGCAGGGGCTTAACCTTGGCGGGTTTGACGCCAGCCGCGTCGGCGCACTTGCTAACGCTCCCTCGGGCGATCAGTTTGGTCGCGCTATCGGTGGCCCTGCCGCACCGTCGTTAGAAACCAACCTCAACCTCTCGGGCGTGGGCGATGTCTCGCGCAACGTGCAAGAGGGTCGGTTTGGTTATGCACGCGGTGATTTAGCAACCCCCGAACTTCAGCGCCAGTTAAGCACCGCGGGCTTGGCCGCTATGCCGGTCAATGCAGGTATGAGCGCACAAAGCGCCATCATGTCGCGCCTTGATCCGCAGTTGCAGCGTGAGCGATCGCAGTTGGAACAGCGCCTTGTCAACCAAGGCTTGCGACCGGGCGGTGAGGCGTACAACGCCGAAATGGAATTGCAAGCGCAACGTGAAAACGACTTGCGTACCCAAGCCGCATTGCAGGGCATCTCGCTTGACGCTTCTATGCGTCAGCAGGGGCTTGCCGAGCAGCAGACATTGGCTGATTTTGCCAACCAAGCGGCGCTGTCGCAGTTTGGAGCGGGCGCACAAGGGCTTGGCCTCTACAACGAGGCGTTGTCGCAGAATTTCCAACAGTCGTTGGCCGCGCAATCAGCATCCAACATGGCGCAGCAGCAGGCATTTCAGCAGCGCTTGCAAGCCGGTCAGTTTGGGCAAGAAGCGCAGATGGCGTCGTTTGGCATGGGCCAACAGGCTCAACAAGCAACAAACCAAGCGCAAGCACAAAACTTCCAACAGGCTCTTGCCGCACAGCAGGCGCAAAATGCAGCACAGCAACAAGGCTTTGCCCAGCAGTTGGCAGGTCAAGAGTTTGGTCAACAAGCCGCTTTGGCTGGATTTGGCACTCAACAACAAGCGCAGCAGATGGGTAATCAGGCTGCCGCCCAAAACTTCCAACAAGCGTTAGCCGCAGCGCAGCAGGGCAACCAAGCCCAACAGCAAAATTTCTTGCAGCGCGTAGCCGCAGGCGAGTTTGGTCGCGAAGCGCAGTTGGCGACGTTCCAAACGGGACAACAAGCCGCACAAGCGCAAAACCAAGCCATTGGTCAGAACTTCCAGCAAGCCCTTGCCGCTCAACAGGCTGCCAACGCCGCGCAGGCGCAGCAGTACGGTCAGGCGGTCGGTGCCGGGGAATTCAACCGCGATGCGTTGCTCGCACAGTTCGGAATGGGGCAGCAGGCGACACAGGCTCAAAACCAAGCCATCGCGCAAAACTTTGCCCAAGCCCAAGCCGCAGCACAACAACAGAATCAAGCGGGCGCACAACAGTTTGGTCAGCAATTGTCAGCGCAGGAACTTGCCAACCAAGCCGTCGCGCAGAACCAATCCGCTGCCGCACAACAAGCGCAGATCAACGCTGCATTGCAGGGTCAAACCTTTGGGCAGCAGACACAAGCCGCGCAGTTGGGCAATCAAGCACTCGCGCAGAACCAACAGGCAGCGCTACAGCAGCAACAGGCTGCTAATGCCGCTCAACAGCAACAGTTTGCACAGCAAATGGGGCAAGCCGAGTTTGGCAACCAAGCCCTCGCGCAAAACCAGCAGGCTGCCTTGCAGCGTTACCAAGCGTTGTTGGCCGGTCAGGGTCAGCAATTCGGTCAACAAGTAACCGCGCAAGAATTGCAAAACCAAGCGCTGTCGCAAAACCAACAGCAAGCCTTGGCGGCGTACCAAGCCAACCTTGCACGCCAAGCACAAGGCTTCCAGCAGGCAGGAGCGCAAGCCGAATTTGGCAATCAAGCGCAGTTGCAGCAATACCAGCAACAGTTGGCTGCTCAAGCCGCTGCCAACCAAGCGCAGCAACAGCGTTTTGGTCAGACGATGGATATGCAAGGGCTATACAACGCTTCCATCCTGCAAAACCAGCAAGCCGCGTTGCAGCAACAAGCCGCACAGAACGCCGCACAGCAGCAGATGTACAACCAAGCCGCAGGCGCTGCAACGTTCCAAAATCAGGCGGTACAGCAGGCATTGCAGCAACAGTTGGCGCTACGCAATCAGCCGCTCAACGAGATTTCAGCGTTGTTGTCGGGATCGCAGGTGCAAATGCCGCAGTTCCAAGCCTACAACCCGGTGCAGGTGCAAGCGACTCCGTACCTGCAAGCCATGCAGGCGCAAGATGCTGCCGCTATGCAGCGTTACGGCATCGCCGCAAACCAAGCATCAAGCAACATGGCAGGATTGTATGGATTGGCTGGAGCCGCTGCGGGCGCTCCAAGTGGCGGCTTTTTAGCCGGTTTGTTCACATCAGATCGCCGCCTCAAGTCCAACATTGTGCGTATCGGTACTCACCCGCTCGGCATCGGCGTGTACGAGTACGACATCGGCGGCGAACGCCAACGCGGCGTGATGGCCGACGAAGTGGAGACGGTGCTGCCAATGGCCGTATTGACGCGGCCTGACGGTTACAAGATGGTCAACTACGGACTTTTGTGAGGACATGACATGAACGGACGACGCCCAATGAATATGCCCATGCAGCCCGACCGTCGCCCACAAGAGTTGGCGCGTGTCATGGCAATGCAGGAGCGCAACAGCAGCCTTAACAGCCCGTTTCCGCAACAAGCGATGCGTTCGTCGTCAGCGTATGCAGGCGCAACGCCTAACACGGCTCCCGGTATGCCGCCGCAAGCAATGAACTTTAACGGCCCTGCTGGCCCGCAGCAGTACCAAGGGCCGATCAGCAACCCCGCCATGAGCGCAATGGCCCCGCCGCAGCAGGGCGCACCGCAAATTGGCGGCATGATGCGCCCACGGCAACCAATGGGTGCAGGCGCACGCGGTTATCCGTCCTCCCCCGGCATGACGACGCCGCAGGGAGGAGCCTACCGAGGGGACTTTGATGGAAACTGAAAACAAACGAGGCGGGTTAAAAACCTACCAAGCGTTTACGCCCCCATCACCTTACGAGCAGGAACGCCGTAAGGCAGAGCAAATGCGCCGTTACGCCGAACTGCTGCAAGAGCAGGCGATGGCAGAGGAGGAGCCGTATACGTTCCAAGGTATCCGTGCGATGCCGTCTCCGGCTGCCGCCCTTGGCAAATTGCTGCAAGCGTATGGCGCAAAGAAAGCCGGTGAGAAAGCATCGGAAGTTGAAAGCCGTACACGCGGCATGGAAGAAAAAGCCGCACAGCAGATTATGGGTCGCCTAACGGGCGGTGCGCCGCTGTCTATGGCTGACACTACGCCTGACGAAAGCGGATTGGCTGAAGTGGCTGTGCAATCGCAGTATCGCCAAGACCCGGCAGACGCCATGCGCTTTGCTGCTACGCCGCAGGGCGTTGGCGCAATGAAAGGCAACCCCATGTTGGCCGCGATGCTGCAACGACAAATGGAAGCGCCTGCCTCTGAAGAATATTACGCGCCAGTTATGGGTGCGGGCGGCAATTACGTCCAATTTGGAAAGCGTGGCAACGTACTGAAATCAGACGTTGCAGGCCCGCAAACGACCGCCGCTGTAACGCCGACTACCATCATGAAAAACGGCAAGCGCGTAGTGATTGATGCGCGTACTGGCAAGGAAATTGGCGAAGCGCCAGAGTCTAGCCCGTTGGTCGTAAATTATGGCGCACCTGTTCCCGGCGTAGACGAACAAGGCAACCCGGTGTTTTTCCAACCGAGTAGAACGGGCGGCGATGTTTCTATTGTTCCCGGCGTTCGCCCGTCACCAAAAGGCATGAACGAGGCGCAAGCCAAAGCAGCGGGATTTGCCGACCGTATTGCGGAAGCCACACCGTTGTTGGATAAAGGCGCTGTTGGCGTAGAAGCAAGGGCGTTGTCTGGTTTGCCGGGAGGCATAGGAAACTTTGCGCTAACGCCAGATCAGCAAACATTCCTGCAAGCCGAGCGCAATTTTGTAAACTCGGTTTTGCGTCGTGAATCCGGTGCTGTCATTAGCGAAGAAGAATTCGCTAACGCCCGACAGCAGTACATCCCGCAACCGGGTGATAGCGCGCAAGTGTTGGAGCAGAAACGACGTAACCGCGAAACGGTTAAGCGTTCGTTTATGCGCGATGCTGGGCCGTCTTACCAGCCCGTCATTGATTTGCCGCCTCGGAGATAAGCAATGCCGACATACCGCATTGAAGGGCAGATTTACGAAGCGGAAACGCCTGACGAGGCTTACGCCAAGCACGATCAGGCGACAAAAGGCGCACCCGCCGCACCGCGTGCCGAAAAAGGCATGGGAACGGGCCAAATGCTTGCACAGGCTATGGTCAATTTTCCGCGCAGCGCGTATGAACTTGGCAAATCCACCTTTGAAGCGGTTACTAGCCCCATTGAGACAGGTAAAGCCGTTGTTGATTTAGGCAGCAGCGTGCTTGGCAAAATGGGTGTTACCGACGCAAGCCCCGAAATGGCTGATCGCGTTGGCAAGTTCTACACAAATCGGTATGGCGGCGTTGAAAACGCCAAGGAAACATTTGCTACCGATCCTGCTGGATTTTTGGCAGATGCCGCCACTATTTTGACGGGCGGCGGTGCAGCGGTTCGTCAAATCCCCGGCGCCGCCAAAGTCGGCAAGGCGGTAGAGCGTGCAGGCGCTGTTATTGACCCGCTAAACGTAGCAACCAAAGCCGTAAAAGGTGGCGGCAAAGTAGCCGCCGCCGGTCTTGGTTTTACTACCGGCGCAGGCACTCGGGCCGTTGAGGAAGCCGCTAAAGCCGGTTATCGCGGTGGCGAACAAGGGCAAGCGTTTGCTGGGCAAATGCGCGGCACGGCTCCCGTTACCGACGTTGTAGAAACCATCAAGCCTGCTATTGCGTCATTGCGCGAACAACGCTCTAAAGCATACCGCGAAGGCATGGCGGGCGTTACAAAAGACAAGTCAGTACTGAAATTCAACGACATTGACAGCGCAATTAACAAAGTCAAAGGACGCGGATATTTTGAGGGCAAAAGCAAAGACCCTGCCGCTGTCTCCGCTTGGCAAGAACTTAAAACGGTTGTGGATGATTGGAAGTCGGGCGATCCGGCGACATATCACACCGTTGAGGGTGTAGACGCGCTAAAGCAAGCCGTTGGCAGTATCCGCGACTCGCTGCCGTACAACACGCCAGCAAGAAACGCCGCAAACGAAGTGTACAGCGCCATTCGCGGAGAAATTACGCGCCAAGCGCCTGACTATGCGCGGGTAATGTCAGAGTACGAAACGGCCAGCGATTTGCTAAACGAAATCAGCACAACGTTGTCGCAAAACCCGAAGGCGAGCATTGACACGCAAGTACGTAAGTTACAGTCCATTTTGCGAAACAACGCCAACACCAACTATGGGCGGCGCGTTGAACTTGGCGAGATGTTGGCCGATCAAGGCGCATCTAACTTGTTCCCGCAATTAGCGGGGCAAGCCATGAGTTCGTTTTCGCCTCGCGGTTTGTCCGGCGCTTTGGCCGGTGCGGGCGCGTTGTACAGCACCGTGCCTAATCTTGCTCAAGGCTTAACGCCGACCGGCGCATTGCAGTTGGCAAGCACTTCGCCACGCGCCGTTGGTGAAATGGCATATGCCGCAGGGCAAGTGGCTGGCAAACCCGCGCAACTTGCTCAACTGCTTGCTAAGCACGGCGATAAGTTGGCGCAGAGCAACCCGCAGATGGCAATGGCGGTAGACATGGCACGCCGAGCGGGCGGTAAAGTAAACCCGCAGACAGCGCGTCTCTTGGCTTATCAGTTAGCGCAGTTTGAACGCGCAACAGAGGAGTAATTAGGATGTCTTTTAACGGTTCCGGCACGTTCGTCATCAACTCGGCGGGTCAACCCGTCGTCGCTAACACCGTCATTTCGGCCACGACGTTCAATGCGCTAACGTCTGACCTTGCTAACGGCTTGTCTACCTGTATCACCAAAGACGGGCAAAGCACGCCGACCGCCAACATCCCAATGGGCGGGTTCAAGATCACCAACCTTGCTACCGGCACGGCTGCCTCGGATGCGGCTACGGTCGCGCAGATTCAGAGCAACGGCGCTGCTCTTGTCACGGTAACGGGTACGGACACGCTGACGGGTACGCTGACGCCTGCATTGGTCGCCTACGTCACGGGCGCTGTGTACTACTTTGTCGCCCCCGCTACGAACACGGGCGCAGTCACGCTCAACATTGACACCCTCGGCGCTAAAAACGTCACCCGCGACGGCACGACCGCCCTTGTGGCCGGTGACATTGTGTCGGGCGAAATGGTCGCTGTTGTGTATGACGGCACGCGCTTCCAACTGATTAGCCCGGTCAACAGTTTTACTAATCTGAACGTCTCCGGCACGCTGACTGTAGCCGGTGCAACGACCCTTAACGGCAACCTGCAAGTCGGCAACGCGGCTGCGGATACGGTCAACTTCCAAGCAAGCGGTTGGACGCTGACCAACCCGGTTTCTATCACCGGAACGTGGGCCGACATCGGCACGATCACGACTGCCGACATCAACGGCGGAACCATTGACGGCACGACCATTGGCGGCGGCACGGCTGCTGCGGGTACGTTCACGACCGTTGGCGCAACGACCGGCAACATCACGACCGTCAACGCAACGACGGTAGACAGCACCAACCTTGAAGTAACCAACCTCAAGGCAAAGGACGGTACTGCCGCAGGCTCTATTGCCGACTCCACGGGCGTTGTGACGCTGAACAGCGTTGTAGCAACCACCGCTGACATCAACGGCGGCACGATTGATGCCACCACCATCGGTGGATCGTCACCCGCTGTGGGTAACTTTACGACCGTCTCGGCTGCCTCGGCGGTCTTTACGACGGCGACCATTACCACGGTCAACACGACGACTCTTGACCTGACGAATCTTGAAGTCACCAACATCAAGGCAAAGGACGGCACGGCGTCTATGGTCGTTGATGACGCCACGGGCAAGGTCAACGTTACGACGGTTTCTGCCGCTTCTATGAACGCGGCAGTTGCGGCTGTAACGACCGGATCGGTTACTAACCTCACGGCTACGGCTGCCTCGGTTGCCAGCATGAACGCAGGTGTTGCGTTGCTGACGACTGCCACGGTCACGACGCTAAACGCCTCGGGCGCATCTATTGCCTCGGCCAACATCGGCAACCTTCAGTTTACGGCTGCTTCCATCGCCTCTATCAACGCGGGCGTGGCGGTTATTAACAACCTGACGGCTACAAGCGCGTCTATTGCCTCCGCTAACGTTGGTACAGCCGTTATTACGACCGGAACGCTGACTAACCTCACCGCAACCAGCGCCTCTGTAGCGTCGGCTAATGCGGCTGTAGCACTTATCACCACAGGCACGGTAACAAACCTGACTGCAACGAGTGCCAGCGTAGCGTCGGCTAATGTCGGTACGGCGGTTATTACGGGACTGACGGTTACGGGCGCCTCTATCGCCTCGGTCAACGCAGGCACGGCTACGCTCTCGGGCAACCTGACTCTCTCCGGCGGCACCGCCAACGGCGTGCTGTATCTGAACGGCAGCAAGGTAGCGACGAGTGGGACGGACTTGGTTTTCACCTCCACGGGGTTGGGCATCGGGACTAGTTCGCCTTCTACAAATTTGCAAATCGGATCAGGAACCAGCAACGGGCTTGGCATTTTCTTGAGTCGCGGCGCTACTTCAAACTTCTTTGAAGCGTATGACGGCACAAAAACTTTTATTAGCGGCACAGACTCTGCTAATGGATTTGTAAAGGTAGGTTCGCTGTCAAACCATCCGGTAAGTATTGTCCAAGAGAACGGAAGTGCAATTTACATTGATACTTCTAAAAACGTCGGCATCGGGACGACTTCGCCTGCCTCTGGCTCAGGCGGTGGATTGACGCTTGGCACTACGTCATCCGGCAAGAGTCTGCACGTTTACTCATCGTCATACGCTAGCAACGGCATTGCAAACTTCTATGGTACTGACGGCGTAATGAAATTGCAGATGGGCGCGTTAGGTGCATCGTCTGCTTACATTTATGCAAACACCGGATGCAGCCTTGCGTTGTTCAGCGGTGGAAATCAAAACGCCACGCTTGACTCCTCCGGCAACCTCGGATTGGGCGTCGTGCCGAGTGCGTGGGGGAGTTCGTTTAAAGCATTGCAGGTTAAAGGCGCAAGTTTTGCTGCATTTTCAAACACCGATTTGTACCAAGGTGCAAACTGGTATTTCACCGCAGGCTCTACTTACGCATACATCAACAATGGGTATGCAACGCAGTACGTTCAAGACCAAGGAAAGCATCTTTGGTTCACCGCCCCATCCGGCACCGCAGGCAACGCCATCTCGTTCACGCAGGCGATGACGCTGGATGCGAGTGGGAATTTAGGGGTGGGGACGACAAGTCCATCAGCAAGAGTTCACGCTGGAAATGCAAGTGGAACAACGCCGGGAATACTTACTTACAATGCTGGAAACAGCGCGGCTATTACGTCTTATTCTGCTGTTGCAGGGTTGCAGTTAATTTCATATCAAAGCGACAGCGGATCGCCATTTACAAAAACTTCCGCGCTAGTTGCTAACTCTGATGGAACCGTCCCATCAGTAATGCAATTTTGGACAAAAGCAAACGGAGACAGCAGTCCATCCGAACGCGCACGCATCACGAGCGGGGGGGATTTGCTGGTTGGAAACACGGCATCCGTACAAACCAGCCGAGCAGAATTTACGTCAACCTCTTTAACCCCAGCGTTTCTTGCTCGGGTTAATGTAGATGCAGACGAAGGACAATGGGCTGGACAGTTCCAGAAAAAAACGGCAACCAGCACGACTTCGCAAATATTTGTCCGTTTCTTGATTAACGACGGCGCAACCGCGTCGGGTTACATCACCGCAAATGGTGCAAACGCGGCAACGTTTACATCAAGTTCAGACTCTCGGCTAAAAGAAAACATTGCCGAACTTCCGTCGCAATGGGGCAGCATTAAGGCGCTGCGACCTGTTGAGTTTGATTACATTCAATCTGAAGGTGGTGGGCATCAAGTAGGCTTTATTGCTCAAGACTTTGAGCAGGTGTACCCGGACTCTGTTGGCGAGCGTCCAGACGGCATGAAAATGCTTTCTGGGTGGAGTAAAACAGAGGCGCGTATGGTCAAAGCCCTGCAAGAAGCAATGGCGCGTATTGAACAACTTGAGGCGAAAGTCGCCGCATTGGAGAGCAAATAATGGCTACTGAAATTACATGGCTCGTGGGCCAACTTGACTGTGTTCCGCAGACTGCCGAAGGTGCAGATTTTGTCGTCACCGTGCATTGGTCTTGCAATGGCGTGGACGGCGACTACAGCGGCAGCGTCTATAGCACCTGCTCGTTTGCTGTAGTGCAGGGCGAGGCTTTCACGCCGTATGCCGACCTCACGCAGGATCAAGTCCTCGGTTGGGTCTGGGCGAATGGCGTGGATAAGGCGGCAACCGAGGCTGCGGTGGAGCAGCAGATTGTTAACCAAATCAACCCGCCCATCGTTTCACCGCCGCTCCCGTGGGTGACGCCGTGAACGAGATTGATTTGAAGGTAACGCTGGAGGAGGCGGTAGGTATCGTCAACCTCCTTGGCAGCCTGCCGACCGCGCAGGGCGCACACCCGTTGTGGCTCAAACTAAAGGCGCAGGTAGAACCGTTAATTCCCAAGCCGGATGAAGTACAGCAATGACCACGATCCAAGAACTAGAAGTCACCGTGACAAGCCACATTGACGTTTGTGCAGTACGTTATGAGGCTATCCACGCCCGACTTAAACGCCTTGAACAACTTATGTTGAAGGTAGGCGGCGCAATCATCCTGATTCTGCTCGGTGCGCTTGGCAGTATGGCGTTGCTACTCCTTGAGGCTGTGCAAAAGTGATAGAAACCCTACTCGGCGGTGTGTTTGGCGGGTTGCTGCGATTGGCTCCCGAGGCGCTTAAGTTCCTTGACCAAAAGAACGAGCGCAAACACGAACTAGCCATGCTGGACGCCGAGATGCGGTTTGCCCAAGTCAAGGGCGAAATCGCTATGCGCCAAACTGAAGCCCAAATGACGATGGCTGAAGTGGAGGCAATGGGTGAGGCGTTCAAAGAGCAGAGCGTTACCGCAAAAGCCGCTGGCAAGGTGGTGGCGGCTATATCAGCCCTCGTTAGACCGTTTGTCACTTACTTGTTTGTCATCGCTTACGCTGCCGTCAAAATTGCTGCGTTCCTTATTGCGCTTGAGCAAAACGGCGACTGGAAAGCCGTGGCAACGACAATGTGGAGCGGTGATGATATGGCCGTGCTCAACATGATCCTGTCGTTCTGGTTTGTTGGCAGAGTCTATGAGCGCACTAGATGAGGCTATTGGCATTGCCGCCGAACTATGCAGGCATTTTGAGGGGTTCCGCAGCAAGCCGTATATCTGCCCTGCCGGATACCCCACGATAGGTTACGGCACAGTCTGGAAGCCTGACGGTACGCGGGTCACGATGGACGACGCGCCGATCAGCAAAACACAGGCTGACGAGTGGCTGTTATCGGAACTGTTAACCAACTACGCTACTGGCGTACTACGCGCATCACCGCACCTTATTGCACATCCAAAGATATTGGGTGCTATGATAGATTTCTCGTATAATCTTGGGGTTGCGCGGTATCGCGCATCCACTTTGCGAAGAAAGATAGACAATCAGGATTGGGAGGCTGCGAAAACGCAGTTGATGCGCTGGACGCGTGGCGGGGGAAAAGTACTGCCGGGTCTAGTGCGGCGCAGGCAAGCAGAGGCAGGCTTGTTATGAAGAAAATTCCTGTTGTGCAAATGAACGAGGGGTCATGGTATCGGGTGAAGGGCTACACCTATACCGAATGTTGCGACTGTGCGCTAACGCACAAAGAGGAATACCGATTAGTAGATGGTCACTTGGAATGGAGAGCCGAGTTAGCCCCTGAAGTTACCGCTAAACGCCGAAAGGAACTCGGCATAACGGTTAAGAGGAAGGCTGAACGTGACGTTAAGAAAGGCGACTGACGAACAGATACTGCAAGCCTTACAAGAATCAAAAGGCATTAGGGCGGCAGCAGCACAAAAACTTGGAATCAATATCAGAACCTTGTTAAACCGCATACAAGAGATGCACGGCAAGGGGTTAAGCGTCCCCGGTTCCACCTACCAGCACAATACAGCGGTTGTGCGTGATGAATTTGAATTCACCCCCCTGCCCGACGACGACGTTCCCATTGAGGAACTGATAGAGCAGCGCAAACGCAAGTTCTTGCATAAGCGGGAACATGAGGAAGCGTCCAAACTTATCCCTATACGCATCAAAATTGCAGGCCCAATCGGCCTACTACATTTTGGCGACCCGCACGTTGACGACGACGGCTGTGACATTGAGGCGATAGAGCGCCACACAGCCCTTGTAAACGCCACAGAGGGGCTGTTTGCCTGCAACGTAGGCGACACCACTAACAACTGGGTCGGGCGTTTAGCGAGGCTTTACGGCGATCAGGCAACCTCTGCGGCGCAGGCATGGCGGTTGGCCGAATGGTTTGTCAACCGCTGTCGGTGGCTGTACATGATCGGCGGCAACCATGACCTATGGTCAGGCTCGGGCGACCCTCTGCGCTGGATAGCCAAGCACCAAAACTCGCTTTACAAGTCGTCCGAGGCACGCATTGCGCTGCGGTTCCCGAACGGCGCGGAAGTGCGTGTAAACGCCCGCCATGACCATAGCGGCTCGTCTATCTGGAACCCCGCCCACGGCCCCATGAAAGCCGCCCTGATGGGCACGCGCGATCACCTGTATGTGGCAGGGCATAAGCATGAAAGCGCCTACAGCGTCCTAAAAGATGCAATATCTGGCATAACGATGCACACGATGAAGGTGGCTAGTTATAAGATTTATGATCGCTACGCAAAAGAACGTGGTTTTCGTGACAACTGTTTGTCGCCGTGTGCGCTGACCACGATCAACCCTGATTTGCCTAATGACCATCCAGATCTCATAAAAATCTGGTGGCAGCCAGAGGAAGGCGCGGAATATCTGACATGGCTACGCAGCCGAGTTGGATAGTTCCTGCTGGGTGTCAGGATTGTGTGTTTTTCTGTCCTGCTAACGGGCTAGGGTATTACTGTTCGCACGAACACCAATACCTCGGCGGCGTGTGCATCTGCATAGGCAAATACTACCTACGCGCTGCACCGTTCCGTTGGCCGCCAAAAGTGGCTGAAGGGGCTGGGATTGAACCAACATTCACGGATGTCTGACGTTACGCCCGCGCCACGTTGGCGTTGTGCAATGGCAATTAGGGCATAACAAACGCAAATTCTCGCGTCGGTTGTCTTTTGGGTTGCCGCTAATGTGGTCTAGTTCTAGCGACAGTTTTTTGCCGCGCCATTCGCCAAGCCCGCATTCGCTGCAAACAAACCCATTTCGTTCGTTTGCAATGTGCCGCCGAAACAGTCGTTTTTGATATGACGACAACCGCTTGCCGTGGAAAGCCGTTATTAGTTCGTCTAACGAATAGCCCGCAAAACGCTTTTGTTTCGTTACTTTTTTTGCTTTTACAGCGTTATGCCATGTTGCTTTGCAAAAGCCATATTTTGCGATGACGCCATACATGGAAAGCCCAGCATCAACGTCTTTTTGAATTGCAGACCAATCGTATGTAGGTCGTTTTTGTTTTTCTAATCCTAGTTTTCTAGCGTGGTAACTGATGGTTGCGCCAGAACACTTAACTTTGCTGCGAATAACGCGATGCGTAATGCCCTGCAATAGTAAGGTGCAAACTTGTTCGCCAATACTGCCTTGCATTTGGATCACCTGCCTCGGTTTGAACGAGGATTACCGGGTTCAAAGCCCAGCGTTTTACCAGTTAAACTACAGGTGAGTATAACAGAGTCCTACCGTTAGACGACCCTTCAACGGCGTAAGTATTCTAACTCGGCGCGTAGCGTCTTTATCTCCATCTCTAGCACCATTGCATCATCGGCTAACCCGGCTCGGCGCATCGCCACAAGCGCATTGGCTACCCGATCCCCTTGGCGCTGCCCAAACGCCCACGGTGCGCGTTCCATTTCTTCCTTCCACGCACCCGGCGGGCTAACGTCGTCTTTCACCATATATCTCGCCCTCCACGCGCACAGCGCCAGTTAGGGGCTGGCACAGAGCGCCATTCGCGGTCACGGTTAGCCTTGAGCTTGCGGAATAGGTCAATGATCCATCTCACGGTAGTGCCTC